CCACCACTGTCCTGACTTAGCGTGACGCATACGGTCATCACTTAGGTTAGACAGAGAGATCATTGCACTACGGCGTACACCACCTACTACTACGATCTGACCAATGAAGCACATCAAGTCATGACACTCAACGCTGGATAGCTTACGTCCTTGTGCATTCTTGAAAGTTGTGATAGCAAAGTTAAATAGTTCTACTAGAGGCGCTGGGCCACTAGCTCTACCACCAAACGTCTTAAGCCTAGCACCTGCAGGACGTACACGAGACACATCCCACTTAGGGATCTCACCAGCCCAGAGGAGTGCAAGAACTTGACGGAACGCCTTAGCCCAACCTTCCTTACTGTCTTTGACAACGACAACGGTATCACTGTCGAACAACTCAGGTACTTCAGGGAGCTTACTAACGTACTGCCTCTCGACACTGAAGCCGACACCAGTGCCACACAAGAGGATGTACATAGCCTCATCGAAGGACTTAGGGTCATCTACGGGTAGATAGCTACAGTTATACCCAGCAGTGTTGTCTCTGTCAAGCGCTGGGCCAGCAGTCATTAGCGCTCGCATAGAGGGCATGACTTCTAGATTCAAGATGGCATTGTGTATTTCATCTGACGTGGCTTGATCTACTTTGTTGTCTACTAAGTTAAGTATGTAGCGCCCTACGGTAGCGCCCCAGTTCTCACGCCCTTCACCATCATAGTACTTGGCGTACCGTGATAGAGCAATGAAGCTCTGGTAGTCTGTCGGTAAGTAGTTGCTCATTATCTGTTGTCTCCTGATCCCTTAAGTTTACCACGCTGTTCTCTGTCATTCAGCTTAGCCATATTCATTTCCATAGTCTTGCGTAAGTTACCACCAAAGATGTTAGACAGTGCTGTAACGTAGAACAATACATCACCTAACTCTTTGAGTACTTCTTCATCAGAGAACTTAGAGCTATCACGAAATAGTTTCTTGATCTTCTCTGCTACTTCACCTGCCTCACCTGTTAAGCCTAGCGTGTTCTCTACTAAACGATCACGGCCTTTAGTGAATACCTTATCCTCTACAAACTGACTATAGAAACGTATTGGATCTGTGTCATAGTCAGAGCTATTTTGAAACATCTCAAAGTACCCGAATGCTTCTAAGTCTGTCTCATTAATCATGGGCGTTCCTTTACATATAAGTTTTCTACTTCAACATCATCAGTATCATAAAACGTATCAACTATCAAGTCGTATACATCTTCACTGTGTGACCTGTCATCTGACGATAGTATGTTATTGTTCTTATCTATCGCCATCACAAATGTAACACTGAATCTTTTATCCTTCATTTGTGTGTCTCCAACCAACGCTTACGTAGTCTGTTCAAGTACCAGATAGCTTTATCTATATCTTCTAGTCCGTTCTTGTACTCGCAGCGCCACATGTACTTCAACACGTTAGCTGCTTGTGGCGCTAAGGCTCCAGACATATTCTCTGTCATAGCTTCTATTGCATCTATACATTCAATACCTGCTTGGTTGTAATGTACAGGTTTGTTTACTGGATCATGTCCTGTCATAGGTGGTTCTTCTTTAATCATGCGTTACCCTGTGTCTTAGTGAATGCAGTAAGGCGTAGTACCTTACCGCCTGTACCTTCTACTTCCTCGTATATATCAGATTGCTCTTGCATGTCAAGGTCTATTAGTCTATTTCTTTCAGCTTCTACTGTATCGTATACATAATCATCCCACTGTGACACCTCTAAGAAAGCACCCAGCAGAGTAACTAAGTTAATCATCTGTGCTAGATCTGTTTTGTTAAGAGTGTTGTCTGGGTGTAGTGCTATACCTGTAGATAGTTCGCCTGTCCAGTCACCATTCTTATCATACTCTAGTGGTTTAAGTATGAACGCTACCTCGTTACCTTCAATCTTGTATGACATTTAAGTTTTCCTTTTATGCTTGAGGGGAATACGATCTGACTTGATCGGCTTACCTTTTTCTTTTAGCCATGCTTCAGGTATAACTCTATGTGCCCACATGAAATCATTCTTATCACACCAATCAAAGTAGCGAGACTTAGCTCCCTTGTACAGCTTAGCTTTGGCGTTACTGAAAACAAATCGTATGTCTAACTCAGGGTGCTGCTTCCGTACCTCTAAGTGCTTACGTCTGTCATCACTATCAAAGATTCCTTTGGTTTCTATTATGATACCGTTATCTAAAACGAAGTCAGGTGTGTACGTCCGATAGCGTAGGTCTTCCCATTCTATCTTCAGTAACTCATACCTGACTTCTTTCTGCTCAGACTTTAGGTACGCAGCAACCTCTTTCTCTAGGCCACTGCGATACCTTCTAGAGTTATGCTTACGCTTCTTCAGTGGCGGCATCAGGGGCTTCAATACCTAGTGACTGCCGTAGCTCTGCTGTCTTCATCTGCCCTACAGCCTGAACACAACCCATCTGGTGACTGAGTTGATTTAGTATGACAGTGTTCTGCTGCAGTAGCGTAACGATCTCTCGCTGCTCATCTGTTAGCTTCTCAAGTTCGTACTCTTTATCGTCAATAGTAACTGCGGTCATCTATTAATACTCCTTATTTAGTGACACATACTCTACAGTAGGTGGCGTCTTACCACCCTTGTATACTTTAGATGGCAGGGCTTGTAGTCCTGGCCAGCATTTCTTTTTGTGTGAACAGAAACTGCACTGCTTAGTTAGCTTCATGTTACCACTAGGTTTACCCCGATACGTTTCAGGTTCAGCAGAGAAGCAACGCTCGAATGGTTCATCATTAGCGATGTAGTTGTGGGTCTGTTGAATGTCATCCAGTACAGCATCCTTGTCCACAGAGGCAGCAGGTACGTACTTGAACTCACCATTACCCTTGTTGACTACCCACCATCCACCAACGTTCTTACCTGCAGCGTGTGCGTATCCTATAAGCTGTGAGACATACCCAAAGCTATCACCTGCTGCCAGTGTTTCTACATCAATGAACTTGTTAGTGTAAGACCACGGCGATGCACTCTTAACATCATCCACTGCCCCGTCCAACACCATGTCGTACTCACCGCTTACTTCAGCGCCACCCTCTAGTTGAAGGGTGACTCTATCGTTGTCTTCAAACGTAACATCAGAAGCCCGTAGTAGTCCTTTGAAGATAGCCTCAACCAAATCCCCTATGAGCATGTTGATCATAAAGGATGTTGGCTTAAGGATGTCTGTCTCAGGATCATTCTTCTCGAACCAAAGCTGGCACTTAGGACGCCCTACGTTGGACATCCTAAGCTTAAACTTATCTCGTGGGCCACTGTTGAACTGCTTGTCTAGGGCTGCATGTATATCTTTACACACACCTTCGATGATCTCTTGCGACATAAATGACTTACCATCTATAGCCTTACGCAAGAAAGAATGTACTGACAGTTCAGCAGGATGCTCCATTATTCAAAGTCCTGCACTTCAACGATACTACCTACGATAGCTGCGTCTTCTGGTGAGATGTTAGCTACGTTACGTTCATCCCACTTGCTAAGTACCCATGAGTTTGTACGCTCAATGTAAGCAATGAAGTCACGTAACGTTTCGTTGTCACCATCAGTGAAGCCTACACGCTCACCTAGTGATGCAGATACTTCAGCAAACATGTTACCGTTAGGCATAGTCTGTTGATTAGCACCTAACAAAATGGTGTGCTCAATAGGTGTGATACCTTTACCCATCAGTGCACCTGTTGCTGCATTCATAGACTTCAAACTTGTAGGGTTCTTAACGTCAAAGATAAATGGTACTTCACCACTGAACTCTACACTGTCACCATCCTCGTTAGTAGCATTAGCAGCACCCGCCATACCCATGAATACTTTGGTACGCTTAACGCTACGCATTACATTCTTAGTAGTCTCAGGTAATGCATCCCAGTCCTGCACGTAACCAGTAGGGCGTCCTAAGTTAAACCCACCTAGTGTATCCTTCAAGTCGTTGTTGAGGTTCTGCGCTAAGACAGTCTTCTGTGTAGTGTTAGCTTCGCTATCCCACTTAGTCCACTGCTGACGCTCAGCAAACAAACGCATACTAAGTGACTCAGTGTACACTTCCTCGTCACCTTTACGCAGTTTAAACATAGGTGTGTTGACGATCTTCTTACCATCAATGCCTTGCTTAACTACAGCAGTCACACGCCATAGTGTTGACTGTGCCTGTACTGTTGTAGCGGTGAACCCCATAGCATCTGCTAAGTTCATACCGTCTACTGATAGTGCTACTTCTGTGCTCATTATATATCCTTTCTGAGCTAAGTTAAAGAGACTAAGTTATACTATATAACGTCCTTTGTGTCAAGCCAATTCGGGCCAATCTTTGCCTCTAATAGTAAAGGCACGTTAATCTGTATGTCATACGCTTCTTCAATAAGTTTGTCAAGATCTTTATTCAATGTATCTATAGTTGCAAGCACATATTCCTTCTCGTTAGGGTGAACATCTACTACCATTGAGTCATGCACACTGTTGACTACACATGACTGTAGCTTCTCTAGTCTAGCCTCTAGCTCAATAAGTACCAGAGGCACAACATCCCCAGTAGCAAACCCCTGCACTGGGTAGTTCTTTATCATAGTGAAATGCGTAGGAGAACCATTCTCTCTACGTGATACATCAGGGAAAGCATACTGCCTACCACTGACGTTAGTGATCTTGTGTAACCGTATAGCCTCATCACCTAGCTTCTTGTGCCACGCAGCTACACCCTGATACTTCTCATTGAAGTGCTCGTAGTATGCAGCCTCTGCCTTAGATCTACCATACCCAGTAGCGCCAAAGAGAGGGGCAAAGGTGTGTGCCTTAGCATCCTGCCTACCCGTAGGCTGACCTGCATCAGTGATAACCTGTGCCGTGTATGCGTGTACATCAAAGCCTGTGTTGATCTCTTCCATAGCTACCTTGTCTTGTGCTAAGAACGCTGCTGTTCTGAACTCAAGCTGGGCAAAGTCAGCTTCCATAATGTAGCCACCTTTCCAGCGTGACACGAATACTTTCTTAACTGGGAAGGTGTTACCTCGTGGCATGTTCTGCATGTTAGGGTTACGCCCGCTGAACCTGCCTGTTGCAGTTATGTGTTGGGTAAGACCGACATGAAGGTATCCATCAGGCTTAGTATAAGTATGTATGCCATCAACGAAACTAGAAAGATAAGAACTGACAGCGCTAAGACGCTTAAGATCCGCAAGAAATAGTGCAGCACTTTCCATGCGATTGTTTTTAGCTGTTGCAATAAGTGCATCTAAGTTGTCCTTTCCTGTGCTGAAACCATTAGCACTGACCCACTTCTTACTAGGCGCAGAGAACCCTAAGCCAGCCATCTCATTTGTTTCTTTTAGTTGATATCCTCTAGCGTCACAGTCTTTACACTTGTTAGGTCTAGCGTACTTAGTTCCATCCTTCTTTAGTTTGTATGTCTTGCCTTCTCCTTCACATGTAGGGCAGGTAAAAGCTTTTGTTTTCAGTATCTTAGTAGAGTTAGCTTGCACTGCATCCTTGAACTCTTGTGGAGTCTTCACGTATTCAAACAGGTCAGCCCATTCTTTCTTGTCGTTAACCTTACGGCTAAACAAAACCTGCGAGGCTTGCTCTGGGCTATTGATGTTGATAGGTGTATCACCCATTAAGTTACGGATCTGTTTGTGTAGTCTGTCTTCTATGTCTGCCTTCTCTTGTTCAAACTCTACTCTAACTTGTTCGAGGGCGGGTTGATCCACCCTGATACCTGACATGTACATTCTTGTGAGAGTGGTACAGGTTTTGAAGGTAATGTCTCTGATGTTATGGAGGGAGGCGCTTGCAGGATCGGCATATCTTTCTTCTTGCTTGAGGTACAGCCCACGAGTTGCGCCGAGATCAGACCTAAGATAAAAGCTAAGCTCATTGAGAGGTATTTCATTTGTGTTGTACCCTTCTTTAAAGTATTTCTTTAGTGTGTCATCCTTCTGTACTTCCAATTCATAGCGCTGGGCACATGCCTCTAGGCTCAGCGGTTCCTTAACACTGCGTAGTAGTATGTACTCTGCCAGCATAGTGTCGTAGATCTTACCGTCATACTTAAAGCCGCACTCCCACAACCACATCAGGTCATGTTGTGCATTGTGCATGATCAGTAAGGTAGTCATGTCTAACACCTTCTGTATCTCTCTACGCCCAGCGCCTGTAGTATCCTTCTGCTCGACGTGATCTAGTGTGACTATGCACACGCTATCCTCTGCGTCAACAGCTTGCATACCTACCTGTACCAGTATGTTGCCTGGTTCAAACGGATCTAGATGCATCTTACCATCACGCTTGGTGGTAGTGTTCTCTACATCCAATACTATTTTCATATTCTATGTCTCCTTACTAAGCTGTGTACTGACTACGTTCACCGTCTAACTCACAGTGTACTACGCCATGCCAGCCACCCTTAAGCTTATTCTTTGCGATGTTCAAGTG